AGAAACTTCCTGGTGTTGTGAAAGAAGAGCCTACTAAATATGCTAAATGGGCAGAAGATCTTAAAGATACTTTAGGTGTTCTAGTTCGTGGTGAGATTAAAGATGGTCTTGATACCCATTTTAAAGCTTTAAAGATGTCTAATGATATTATGCCATCTAAAGAAGGCCGTGAGCGTGTTTGGCGTGCAATTCAAGAAGGTAGGGCCGGTGAACTTACTGGAGATGCTAAAGAGTTATACGAATATCACAAAGCAAAAGTACAAGAACTTTGGGAAGCAGCTAAAGACCTTGGTGTTATTGAGGGATATATTGAGGACTATGCAGCACGGCATATTGATATGGAACATCTTTCTCCTGCTGAAAAAGAAGCGGTAATGAAAGAGATTGGTAGTGCTTATCCAGCGCTGCGCCCAACCACAAAGCATAGTAAGACACGTACTGTGACAGACTTTGGTGAGCTTAAAAAGATTATGGATAAACATGATCTTAAGTTTACAACTGAGGATTTAGCTGAGTCATTTAGATTATATGCTAATTCTGTCTTACGTGCTATTCGTGATACTAGAAAGTTAAATGCTTTAAAAACAACACGAGTAAGTGGTCTTCCTGTTCTTATGGAAATTGGTGGACGTGAAAAGATTCCACCAAACTACAAGCCTGTAAAAGGTGCTGGTATATATGAGAACTATGCTGTTCATCCTGATATCTATGATGCTGTAAAGCATCTTATTGGTAGCAATGATCCTGGTGTAATTCTTAAAACTGCTTCTACTTTATCAGGAGCTATTAAACGAGTTGCAGTTGGATTCTCATTGTTTCACTATGGTACATTGAACGTAGCTAATTTCCTTAGCAATAAACCAATGCATAGCCTTGAGTCTTTTCTTAAAACAAAAGGCGGCTTTAAACGTGAGAGTTTACTTAAAGATCCAACAACAGGTGAATTAAGCAAAGAAGCTAAATTTCAAATTGATAACGGAGTTACATTCGGTATTATATCTGACTCTGGTGTTGGTGCTATGGATGCTATTGCTAGATCTGCTGATAGTCTTCTTGGTAAGGTTACTGGTAAGAATTACAATCTAATCTATAAAGCAACTGAACCTGCTCGTAAAGTACAAAAAGTACTTGATCATATGACATGGGAAATTACTCATGATGGATTAAAGTACCTTGCTGCACAAAAGAAATTAGAGATGGCTAGATTAAATCATCCAGACATTCCAGATGCTGTTCACATGAAAGAGATTTCAAAGAACATCAACAATACCTTTGGTGGTCTTGATTGGTTTAGTGTGGCTCGTGAAGGTAACAGTAAGTTTAGTGAGAAGATTAAGATGGCAGCTTATAGTCCTACTGGACGTATGGGCTTACAGGTTCTTATGTTTGCTCCTGACTGGACTATGTCAACTGTTCGTGCTGTTTCACATGCACTACCAGAGAAAGCTTTTGCTCCTGCTACTTGGGATTTATCAGCGGGGTTACAAGGGTTATTACATCCATTAACTGAAGGTGATTACTCTAGACAGTATATGGCTAGGTTTGCTTTGACATCTTTGACCCTTGCTAATGGACTTAACGTTGCTTTATCTGGTAAGTATATCTGGGAAAACAAAGATCCATTTACGATTGATCTTGGGGATGGTACATTCCTTAGTCCATTTAAACATGCGGCTGAGTTCTATCATTGGCTTACAGACTTTGACAAAACGTTTTATAACAAGCTTGGGTGGTTGCCTAAACAACTTACTGAAGCTGCTTATGATATCCGTAAAGATACACCATTACAAGAACGATTAAAGAACCTTGCTAAGGGTACTGCAGTTCCATTTACTGGATCTTCTGCAACTGATCCTAGACGAACTCTTGGTGAGTCGGCATCGTCTTTTGTTGGTATGCCTGTTACTGGTGTTAAGGATAGACCAATGCCTAATTGGGAACGTATGAAGAAGAACTTTCAACGTAAACTTGGTATTAAAATTAAAGACGATACGGATAAAGAATGAAAATACTAATCATCGATGCATCAGGTGTATGCCTAGACTTTGCTTTACGATGCCAGAACTATGGTCATCAAGTAAAGTGTTTTATTAGACACAATAAGGATGGCAGTCGCTCGATGGTCGGTGATGGTGGACTCATTGAAAGAGTCTCTGAGTGGGAGAAGTATATGAACTGGGCAGATCTAATCTTCTGTACAGATAATATCTTTTACATTCATGGCTTGGAACGTTATCGTGATAAAGGTTATCCAATTATTGGTCCATCTATTGATACCAATCGTTGGGAACAAGACCGCATGCACGGTGCAGATGTAATGGAGAAGGCTTGTATTACAACCATCCCATCCACAGTATTCAAGAATTACGATGAGGCTATTAAACACGTAATGGATAATCCAAAGCGTTACGTTAGTAAGCCTATCGGTGATGGAGCCAAGGAACTATCTTACGTTGCTAAATCAGCAGCCGATATGGTCTTTATGCTACAGAAGTGGAAGAAGAGTAACGCATACAAAGGCGACTTTATCCTCCAAGAGTTCCACGGTGGTGTTGAATTTGGCGTAGGTGGCTGGTTCGGACCTGGTGGTTTCAACAAGCAGTTTTGTGAGAGCTGGGAATTTAAGAAGTTAATGAATGATGATCTTGGTGTCGCTACAGGCGAGCAAGGTACTATTGTTCGCTATACCTCCGAATCTTACTTGGCAGACCAAGTTCTCAAACCGCTTGAAGACTTTCTTCATGGCTTAGCATATACAGGTTATATTGATGTTAATTGTATCATTGACAAAGATGGCTTTCCTTGGCCTCTTGAGTTTACTATGCGACCAGGCTGGCCGCTCTTTCAGATTCAACAAGCGTTGCATAATGGCGACCCCGCTCAGTGGATGCTCGACCTTATCAACGGTGAGGACACACTACGTACCAGCAAGGCAATTGCTTGTGGCGTTGTTATTGCTATCCCTGATTATCCTTATTGCAAGATAAGCAAGAAAGATAACTCTGGTTATCCTTTGTTTGGCTTGACAGAAGAGGACGTAGTCAACGATGTTCATTGTGCTGAAGTCATGTGGGGTAAAGCCCCAAGCATGTGTGACGGTGAAGTTAAAATGAACACACCGATGTTTGTTACAGCAGGTGATTACATCTGTACTGTATCAGGTAAGGGTGCTACTGTAAGTGATGCTCGTGAGAAGTGCTACAATACTATTAAGAAGAAGATTGAGATTCCTAATAGTGTTATGTATCGTACTGACATTGGTTGTCGTTTAGAGAAACAACTGGACGTATTACATGAACATGGCTACGCTAGTGATTGTGATTGGGAGTAATTATGGCTAATAATTTGCTCCCCCCAATTCCACAAACACCGATTAGTGAAGAGTTTTCTTGGCGGGAATGGTTTAGGAATTTAGGTAATTACATTCAAGTAGCACAAACCGGTGGCTCTCCTTGGACTATTGTTCAGGGTGGTACTGGTTCGTCAACTGCTGTAGGTGCTAGGTCTAACCTTGGTATTGGTACATTAGGTACACAGAATGCTAATAACGTAGCTATTACTGGTGGTACTATTTCAGGTGTGACTATTCCTTACACAGATATTACTGGCCTTGCTACTGTAGCTCATACAGGGGCTTATTCTGATTTAACTGGTAAACCTACACTAGGGACAATGGCTGCACAGAACGTAGGTATCAACGCTACAATTACTACAGCTAAGTTAACTACTGGAGGCACTACTGGTAGCATGACATTTACAAACGGTATTCTAACATCACAAACACAAGCAACATGATAACTTCTGACAAAGGCGTTGAACAGATTAAAAGCTTTGAAGGCTTTAGAAGTATGCCTTATCAAGATGGTGTTGGTAAATGGACTGTTGGTTATGGGCATATGCTTGTACCTGGGGATGGTTGTATTGTTGGTAGTCCTATTACTATGGGTCAAGCAACATCATTATTACAGCATGATTTATTTGTAGCTGAACATGCTATTAACTCAACAGGTCTTGCATTAACTCAGAATGAGTTTGATGCATTAGTATCGTTTGTTTACAATTTAGGTGTTAATAACTTTCAACATTCAACGTTGTTACGTAAATTAAAAGAACTAGATTACGACGGTGCAGCTGAGGAGTTTCCTAAGTGGGATCATGCACCATCAGATAAAGAAAATGAAGGCATTCTGAAGAGGCGTCTAGCTGAACAGAAATGTTTTAAAGGAGACGGCTATGTTGGCCAAACTAAAAGCTTTAATTAAAGGCTCTCTTAAGAGTAAAACTATGTGGTTTAGCGGGCTTATAACGGCATTAGGAGCTGTTTCTGACAACTCCCAATACCTACGTAACTTGTTAGATGATGTTAGCTTTAACACGGTTATGATTGCTATTGGTTTGATCACGGCTTTGCTTCGTATTTATACGACTAAACCGTTGGAAGACAAATAATGTTCCCATTACCACTAGCTATATATGGTTATATTGCTGCGGCAGTATTATCATTTGGTAGTTTATGGTATGGTCATCATGAACATGCTAAATTAAATGAATACCAACAAGAGATAGCTGTTCAAACACAGCATCAAAAAGATCTTGTTGCTGAGGAGAAGCGTAATGCTCAAACGATTACTAGCAATATTGTTAATAGTTACAGCAGTTACATTAACGGGTTGCGGAACAACAGTGGTTCCAGCGGAATGCGCACCATTTCCCAAACCGCCTCAGGAACTAATGCAGCCATCTGCACTCAAGAATTTGTTGATGCAGCAAACGAAACAGAAGTCCAACTAGAATACCTACATCAATGGGTAGAAGAGCAGTGTAAGTTGGGATGTTCTAAGTAATCAAGACGGTATGGAAGGTATCAAGAACCTAGTTATTTTCCGTCTTTCTAGCTAGGGCATCAACGAATCGGCAGGCGAGCTTGTGTCCCTTCCACTAATCAATTAGCAATAAAAAAGCCCCAAGGACTTTGATCCAAGGGGCTATTTTTTTGTCTACTTAAAATGGAATCTTAACT